CCACAAACAAAGGAAAACACCATGACAACATTTATTGCATATTCACCGCGCCTTTCCCGCAGTCATTCAATCAAGGCTGATTATTATGTTGAAGGGAATAACTCTCACGGCATACCGACATTTACATTCTATCGTAATGATAAAAAAATATCACAGGTAGAAACTGAGTATTTTAAGGTGAGGGAAGTTTAATCAAACTATAAACCAACAGGGGAGCTCCGGCTCCCCGCCAACAAGCACAAAGGAAACGACAATGACACCAATTACGCTTCAAGAAGTACGGGTCGCCGCCCATAACGCAGCATTTATCGCAAACTGCCAATGCCCTATGCGCTACCGCAATACCAAATGGGAGCAGGTATGGCGAGAACTTCGGGCAGAGGCTTTTGATCGCCTCAGAGCGGCATAATCAACCGGGGAGCTTCGGCTCCCCACCACAAACGGAGGAAAAAATGAACAAGTATTTCACATCAAAAGCAAACGCATCTTTCATCATTGGTGACACAGATCAAACAATCACTGTTGAGGGTGTTGAGTTTACTTATCCATACGGTGCGGATCGTGACACATATGCAATTTCTGCTGTTGCAATGTATATTAAAGAAAACATTGAAGAATTGGCGGATCAGATGCTTAGGCTCGTTTGGGTTGAGGCTGGAAAAGCTGCATGAACTGCGCTGGGCTGACGGATGAACTTGTTCGCTGCATCATTAAAGACCTGTCAGAAGGTTACGGTGTGGAAGACATAGGTCATCGCGGCCCAGCAACAGAAGAACAGGCGAGGCACGTTGTCGAGTTCATGCGCAAGCACGGGATGATCGACAAGTTCTATCGCAAAGCAAAACGGAAGTGGAAAAGACAATGCAAGTTACAATGATAGCAGGGAACGTAGGCAAAGACGCTGTTCTGCGCCGCACACAAGGTGGTGACCCTGTTCTGGGTTTCTCAGTGGCTGTGGACAACGGCAAAGACAAGAACGGCAACAAGCGCGATAGCACATGGTATTCGTGTTCGATCTGGGGCAAGCGCGCCGAAAGCCTTGAGAACTACATCAAGAAAGGCACAAAGCTGGCCCTGACAGGCCGCGTTGGTGTCGATGTTTACGAAGGGCGCGGATCACTGACGCTGAACGTGAACGAACTGACGTTCCAAAGTGGTAGCCAGCAGGGTGAACAGCGTGGCTATGATGCACCGCCTGCAAGCGATGATTTAGATGACGATATTCCATTTTGAGGTCATGGCGCGAGGGTGATCCAGTCGGTGCAGGTGAAGTCTATCTGCCCGACACCAAGACCAAGCAGGCATATGCAAAAGCCTGCAAGGATCAGATGATCGAAAGCGCTGCACGGCACGTTCTGAGCCTGCCAAGTCTGGAACAGCGCCGCGCCTTCATAGCAAAGCACCCCGCACAAGAAGAACTAAAGCACAGGGTTCGAAAACTCTGGGAGGAAAAGAAATGATTACAGCAGCAACATGTTTAGCAATGTCGCTATATTACGAAGCAAGAGGCGAAGGCCCAGACGGGATGCTCGCGGTCGGTGAAGTCATTGTAAACCGTGTGGCACATCCGGACTTTCCAAGCACCGTATGTGAGGTGGTAAAAGAAGATCGTGGCGAAAAGTCATACGATTGCCAGTTCAGCTTTTACTGTGATGGCAAAGCGGAAGACCCCAAAGACATCGTTGCATGGTCAACCGCAAAAGATATTGCGCACGATGTTCTTGATGGCGATGTTCTGGGCCACGGCGCAACATACTTCCACGCCACAAATGTCAGCCCGTTCTGGGCAAGTGAGTTTAATCGCGTTGGAAGCATTGGGAACCACGTCTTCTACAGCGATGGAAAGTGCCTGTTAGCGCTGGGCTGTTCACTGCGCCCTAAAATGCGTCCAGAGGGATTAGGATCATGAGCCAGTTTCAGATCAATAAATACCAAGACGCCTATTGCAAGGCATGGGAAGCGCAGAACAAGATCGACGCTAAGATCAACAAGATGGTGATTGTTCCAAGTCATCGTTCAGCACCCGCCATTCGAGACCTACAAGTTGCCAAGAAAAATGGTAGTCTGGGTGGGCGCCCAAGGACAGGCAACAACGCGCCGCTGTCAGAAAGAGCAAAGGTCATCAACAACATGATCAAGTATGATCTGACAACCGCATCTATTGCAGGCATGTTAGAACTGACAGAGAAATCAGTTAAAGGCATTATAACTCGCTATGGCCTACCACGCGATGAGTGAAGACTTCGACATCACGCTTGAATTTGAACGAATAACTCAAACGCTCGGAGAAATATCGACCGATTGAAGCGCGTAATTGATATAATGCCAACATTGCTTTATATTGCAGCCATGCGACCAGTCCGCTTGGCTGAGATATGAGGTGTAAAATGGCAGCGAAGAAGAAAGTTGGAAGACCGACAAAATACGAACCCAAGATGTGCGAGATTGTGATTAAGTGCGGTAAAGAGGGAATGAGCAAATGCGAAATGGCTCTGGAACTTGATATTGCATACGATACTTTCGACAGATGGCAGAACCAAAACAAACAGTTTTCGGAGGCCGTAAAGGAAGCAATGCGTCACTCGCAGGCATGGTGGGAACGAAATGGCCGCATGGCTACGTTTGGCGGGATCGATGGCTTCAACGCAACAAGCTACATCTTCAACATGAAAAACAGGTTCCGCGACGATTGGAACGACACGGTGAAAAATGAACACTCAGGACCAGAAGGCGGTCCCATCGTGCAGAAGATTGAGCGGGTGATTGTAGATCCGAAGGAAGCATAATGGACAGACTGGCTGAATTAGCAGAATACGATCGATCAATAGCAGGTCTGATCGATGACGATTTTCTCGCTGCTGGTTTCACGCCAGACGAAATTGCTTCCTATCGCGGCACGTTCACGCCTCCAAGCCTAACACCGCAAGACCGATCAGAAATGCTTGAGACATACGGCACACTGCAAGCGCCAGATTACACGATGCGCGAAACATCCACGCAGCGCGTTCAAGATGCACTGATTAACCAGCTTGGCCTAGATCCATATCTCGCTGGCCGATACGCACGCGACATCATGGGCGACACAAGCCCGACATCTCAGAACATCCTTGATGGTCTTGGCTTGGCAGATCTCACGCCTCTGGGCGCAGTGTTTGCTGTCGAGGAAGGCGGAGGAACCGCTGTCGAGGGCTATCAAGAGGGTGACTACCTCAAGATGGGCTTGGGTGTAGCAGAGGCTGGTCTTGGCGTTGCAGAGGCTTTCCCACTGACGCGACCCATTGCTGAAGGCGCAGGCGTTCTTGCCCGTGAGATCTACAGCAGCCCATACATGGCTGACGCTATCGGCACGCTGCGTGGCATCCGTGACTTTGATGCTGACTTCCTGCTTGGCCGTGGTGATCCAGCAATGGCGCAAGGTGTGGGTGCTGATGTTGTTGGCGGTGCGCCTGATATTCCAGACCAGACACCTGTCGATGCACCGCGCATCACGCCTAAAGACCTAGAGCGCGCACGCATCATCCCGACAGTAGCAGACCTGACCCGTGCAGGTGGTTTCTACAAAGGCATCGACAGTTCGGTGGTTGATATTCCAGAGGTGATGATGGGTGGGCCAGGTTTCCCGCTGTTGCCATCTAGCCAAGAGAATGATTTGATCTGGGCTGTTCAGGGAAAAGGTATCGGCACCAAGAAAGCCGGCAAAGGTGCGGATCTGATTGCTGTCACAGCGATGAACCCGACAAGTCACAAGTCAAACATCAGCTTTATCAACTCGCTGATTAAAACGACTGACGCATATGTCAGAGATGGGCGCATTGGCGACAACGTCATCAGAGCACTTGATGATGCAATCCGCCAAGCTGGAGCGGGTGGAGATCAGGCTTTGGTTGGTCTAGCTAAGTTCCCAGGCTTCAAAAGCCCCAACGCGCAAGAATTCATCAACAACGCAAGTTTCCAAGAGCGCAGTCGCATCGCCTCTGTCATTGGAACCAAAGAGATGCAGGAAGCCGGTGTGCCTAACGTCAACCGCGTTCTGCAAGAGACTGTCGATCCCAAGTATGCTGGTGCAAACCCGCGCGACACATTGCTGTTCATTGAGCCTGACTTCAGCTTGCCTCCAGTGGATCTTGCCGCAGAGGGATTGCCGGTGCATCCAAGCTATCGGTATGGCATCCGTGGTCGCGTGTTTGGTGCGCTTGATCAGAACATTTCGACGTTTGAGATGTTCCCTGACTTCTGGGGCGAAAAGAACATCAACGCATTTGGCGAGGGCTTCAACAAAGGCGGTCGCCGCGCCTTCGATATGTCGCTGCCAATCCAAGAGGTGACCGGAGAGCAGGTTCAGAACCTTGAGCGCATCATGACAATGGAAGCAGCCAAGAAAACAAACCTGTCTGCTATCGATACTCGCCTATTGGTTAACTCTTTGACGGACAACTGGAAGCCAACGACAACATCGGTCAAGGCTGGTGGAGCGTCTCCACAGGCGTTCGTCGATGCAATAAACAACAACAAATACAAACCGGCATTGACCAACTACTCGCCGCAAGAGGTTAAGGCCGGCGCGCGCTCTGGCGATTTGGTGGCATATCAGCTTGGCGACGATGACGTTTTCTTTGCTCTCGACAGCAAGCCAGATTATTCTTGGGCTGGTGTTGATATGCAGGAAGGTGACAAGGCGCTTGTGGGTGTTGTCAGCAACGCACCAGGATCAAAAGGAACCGCTGCGCCCAGCGTAATAGCAAAGGCACTTGACGAGGGCGCAAATATACTTGATGCTTTTGCTGTTCCTTCGGAGAGTTTCCCTGAAGGCTTCTTGCCGCAATATTACGGTGAGTTTGGATTTGAGGAAGTTGGGCGGGTTCCGTTCGACAAAGATATGTATGTGGCCGATCATGGAGAACTTGCTTACGAGGATCTGCTCGAAGCCTGGCGCTCTGATGGTTGGGATGAAAGTCAGGGCATGCCGCCCGTGATTGTAATGAGATGGAATGGATCAGATGCAGACAGAAGAGCAACGGTTGCAGGAATTCGCGGGGCAGGTGCGCCAAGCCATCGGGCCGAAACTAAAGGAATTGTCGCAACGGCAGAAGGATCTGCTGGACGCGTCTCTGACCAAACTGTTCAACCTCGACCGACCAGTGACGGACGCGGAGATACGGGGCAGGCTGGAACTGGTGACGGACTTCGTCTCTCCGGCAGGGCAAGAAGAGGTGCAGAAGGTATATTGGGACTTACGCCAGAACAACTCCGCAACCAAGGCATCCCAGCCGACCAAATCGAGCAACTGATGGCGATGCGTAACATCGAACAATGAACCTCCAGATCAAAACCCCGCGCTGGGCGCTCCCGATACTGAGTGACCCAGATGCACGCTACCTTGGCGCGCATGGTGGTCGTGGCTCTGGTAAGTCTCACATGTTTGCAGAGATGCTGATTGAGCGCAGCATCATGGAGCGTGTGGACGCTGTGTGCGTTCGTGAAGTGCAGAAGTCTCTGGCTCAGTCTGTCAAGAAGCTGCTGGAAAACAAAATTGAAGAACTTGGCGTTGCGCACATGTTCACGATCAAAGAGTTCGAGATCAGATCCGTTCATGGCGGTATCATCATATTCCAAGGTTTGCAGAACCACACAGCAGACAGCATCAAGTCGCTTGAAGGTTATGACATTGCCTGGGTTGAGGAAGCGCAGAGCCTGAGCCAGTTCTCGCTGGACATCTTGCGTCCGACCATTCGTAAACTAGGTTCGCAGCTATGGTTCACATGGAACCCGCGTTACGACACCGATCCGATCGAGGGATTGCTGCGTGGTCCAGACATCCCAGAGAAAAGCAAGGTTGTTGAGGTAAACTTCGAAGACAACCCGTGGTTCCCTGACGTTCTGCGCGACGAAATGGAATACGACAAGCGCCGCGATCCAGACAAATACATGCACGTCTGGAAAGGCGAGTATGTTCGCAACAGCGAAACGCGGGTGTTTAAAAACTGGACAATTGAAGACTTTGAGACACCACCAGACGCGATCCATCGGCTTGGCGCCGACTGGGGCTTTGCGACAGACCCGACAGTTGCTATTCGTAGCCACATCATTGGCCGTAAGCTGTATATTGACTATGAGGCTTATCAGGTGGGCTGTGAGATTGTTGACACCCCATCGTTGATTATGTCCATCCCAGAGGCTGAGAAATGGCCCATGGTGGCAGACAGCGCGCGTCCTGAGACCATCAGCCATATGCGTAAGAATGGCTTTCCCAAGATACAGCCAGCGGTCAAGGGGCCGAAGTCTGTCGAGGAAGGCGTTGAATGGCTCAAGTCGTTTGACATCATCGTTCACCCGCGCTGCAAGCACACGATTGATGAACTGACGCTTTACAGCTATAAGACAGACAGGGACACTGGTGCTGTTCTTCCCGTCTTGGAAGACAAAGACAATCACGTTATTGACGCTCTGCGATACGCCTGCGAAGGTTCTCGAAGGGCCAATGGTCAGAAGAAGGCAAAGGCCAAGCCAATAGCGAATGTTATGCCTATTGCACGGTGATTGTTTTTTCTGTCAATCTATCTTATAATACAGGTAAATTTTATTGCGAGGCTATGTCGTGGCAAGAATGACCAAAAAAGAACGTCTGGCAAATGTCCACGAAGAAGCGCTTCTGGAGTTTGACAGCATCCAAGGATCAATGCGCGAAGAGCGTTTGCAGTGCCTTGAGGATCGTCGCTTTTACTCCATTGCTGGTGCGCAGTGGGAAGGCAACCTTGCAGAACAGTTCAACAACAAGCCGCGCTTCGAGGTCAACAAGATCCATCTGAGCGTCATGCGGATCATCAATGAATACCGCAACAACCGCATCACTGTTGATTTTGTCAGCAAGGATGGCGACGAAGACGATAAGCTGGCCGATACATGTGACAGCCTGTTCCGTGCAGACGAAGAAGACAGCGCCGCAGATGAAGCGTATGACAACGCGTTTGAGGAAGCTGTTGGTGGTGGCTTTGGTGCGTTCCGCCTGCGTTCTGTTTACGAAGATGAATACGATGAAGACAACGACAATCAGCGCATCCGTATAGAGCCGATCTATGACGCTGACAGCACCGTGTTCTTCGATATGGACGCCAAGCGCCAAGACAAGTCAGATGCACGCCTGTGCTACGTTCTGACAGCCATGACGCGCGATGCTTACATTTCTGAGTATGACGATGACCCAGCTTCGTGGCCAAAAGAGATCCACCAATATGAATTTGATTGGGCAACGCCTGACATGGTTTATGTTGCGGAGGTTTACCGCGTTGAAGAAGCCTCTGAACTGATCCGCATCTTCCAAACCATCGACGGTGAAGAAGAGCGCTACAGCGAGACCGACTTCGATCAAGATGAAAGCCTTGAGGAAACACTTGAGGCCATTGGCACGATTGAGGTTCGCCAGAAGCGCGTCAAGCGCCGCAAGGTTCGCAAATACATCATGTCTGGATCTGGCATCTTGGATGATGCTGGCTACATCGCAGGCACGGAAATCCCGATCGTTCCTGTCTATGGCAAGCGCTGGTTCATTGATAACGTAGAGCGCTGCATGGGCCACGTTCGCATGGCCAAGGATGCACAGCGCCTGAAGAACATGCAGCTTTCCAAACTGGGCGAAATCTCTGCGCTTTCCACAGTAGAAAAGCCAATGTTCACACCAGAGCAAGTTGCTGGCTTTGAAATGATGTGGGCAGAAGACAACCTGAAGAACTATCCATATCTTCTGCTGAACACAGTGACTGACGCCAATGGGCAAGAAGTCATGGCTGGTCCAATCGGCTACACCAAGCCGCCACAAGTTCCGCCTGCGCTTGCTGGTCTATTGCAGATCACAGAGCAAGACATCTCTGACCTTCTGGGCAACCAAGAAGCTGGCGAAGAAATGCAATCCAACATTTCTGGCAAAGCTGTTGAGTTGATCCAGAACCGCTTGGATATGCAGTCGTTCATCTACATGAGCAACATGGCCAAGGCGATCAAGCGCGCTGGTGAAATCTGGCTGTCTATGTCCCGCGAAATCATGGTTGAGCCTGGTCGAAAGATGAAGGGCATGGGTTCACAGGGCGAACTGCACCGCATCGAACTTGGCAAGCCTGTTCTGAACCAAGAGACAGGCGAAGTCGAATATGAGAACGATCTGAGCCAAGCCAAGTTTGACGTTTCTGTTGAGGTCGGTCCGTCATCGTCTTCTAAGCGTGCCGCAACTGTTCGCTCGCTGATGGGCATGATGCAGTTGGCCACTGACCCAGAGACGCAGCAGGTTCTTGGCTCTATGGCCATGATGAACATGGAAGGCGAGGGCATTGGTGAGGTGCGTAAATACTTCCGCAAGAAGCTGATCCGCATGGGCGTTGTTGAGCCAACAGATCAAGAGAACGAAGAGCTGATGGCAGAACTTCAGCAGCTTCAAGGCCAGCCAGATCCGCAGTCCATGTATCTTGAAGCGGAGGCTGCGAAGTCTCAGGCTCAGGCACAGAAGGCAATGGCCGATACAGAATACACGGCAGCGCGAACAGAAGAGACGCGCGCCAAGACGATTGAGACGCTCGCTGGCATTGAACAGAAAGAGCGCTCGAACGTAGTAGACACAGCCCAGAAACTACAGAACGTAGTCACTGGGCCAGGAATGCGTCAGCCACCCAGACGCACACAATGATGGGTGAGAATTGAACGAGGATCTAATGGAACTTAATAAGGCAGAAATAGACGAACACATCGAACTTGATGAAACTGAAGTTGAGGAGCCAGAGGCTGAACTTGACGAAGACATTGATGAAGGTGAGGCTGAAGAAGCTGAACTGGATGATGACTTTGAAGAGGGCGAACCTACTGAGGCCGAAGCTGAAGATGAAGCCGATGTTATGGTCGTTATTGATGGGGAAGCGCCTGACCCAGAAGACGAAGAAGAAGCACGCGCTCCTGAATGGGTTCGTGACCTTCGCAAGCAGTATCGTGAGGAAAAGCGCCGCGCAAAAGAGTTGGAACAGAAGCTGGAGAGAATGGAGCAAGGGCAAGCGCCTGCGCGTCAACCTCTTGGCCAGAAGCCCACACTTGAAGGCACGGATTACGACACCGAGCGATATGAGACGGAACTTGCTGCGTGGTATGAAAAGAAGCGCCAGCATGACGAACAACAAGCCTCAGTCCAAGCAGAGCAAAAAGCTGTGCAGAAGGAATGGGAAAGCAAGTTGGAGAGTTATCACTCTTCTAAGGCAGGCTTAAAAGTCAGAGACTATGAGCATGCCGAAGATGTGGTGCAAGATACTCTTAGCGTTATGCAGCAAGGCATGATTGTTCAAGGTGCGGAAAACCCTGCCTTGGTCGTTTATGCTCTTGGCAAGAACCCGAAGAAAGCGAAGGAAATTTCGTCAATTACAGATCCCGTAAAGTTCGCCTTTGCGGTGGCAAAATTGGAGACCAATTTGAAAGTCACAAAACGTAAGGCACAATCTAAGCCAGAAAAGAAGATCAGCGGCACAGGTCGTCCTTCTGGATCGGTTGACAACACCCTTGAACGTCTGAGAGCGGAAGCGGAAAGAACTGGAGACTATTCTAAGGTTTTCAGTTATAAGAAGCAGAAGCGATCAGCTTAAACTTTATGGAGTAGAAAATGGCTAACTCATTTTCCAAAGAAGAACGCGTAGCGTTCGAAGACATCTTGGCAGGCTTCAACGATGCACTTGTGCTTTCGTCGCTTGTCAACAAATACAGCACCAATGGTCAGCAAATGGAGCGTTCAAGCGACACCATTTGGCGTCCAATGCCTTACATCGCTCAGTCTTATGACGGTTCCGATGCAACTTCTAACTTCGCTGACAACACACAGTTGGCTGTTCCTGCAACTATTGGCTACCAGAAGCACAGCACAGCGCTCCTGACAGCCAAAGAGATGCGCGACCAGTTGCAAGAGAACCGTCTTGGTTCTTCTGCGGCACAGAAGCTGGCATCTGACATCAACGTGTCTGTTTTGTCTGTTGCATCGAACCAAGGCACAATCGTTGCTGCACGCAGCACTGCTGCTGGCGGTTACGCTGACGTTGCTGAAGCTGATGCGCTGATGAACGAGCAAGGCGTCATGATGGACAACCGCCAGTTTGCGCTTTCCAGCCGCGACTATAACGGCATGGCGTCTGATTTGGCGGCACGCGAAACCATGAACAACATCCCGACCGAAGCCTATCGTCGTTCGTATGTTGGTGAAGTTGCTGGCTTCCAGACCTTCAAAATGGACTACGCAAACCGTCTCACAGCGGCTGCTGGCACAACCGTTACTGTAAACGGCGCAAACCAGTATCACACACCTGCGGCAACATCGACTGCCTCAACTGGTGAAACTGCAAACGTAGACAACCGCACACAGTCTCTGACAATCGCGGTTACAAGCGGCGCAGTTAAAGTTGGTGACGCGTTCACCATCGCTGGCGTAAACGCTGTTCACCACATCACGAAGCAAGACACAGGCCAACTAAAGACGTTCCGCGTCACAGGCATCGTGTCTGGTTCTGGTGGTTCAGGTGTTGTGACAATTTCGCCTGCGATCGTTTCCAACGGTGGCTCAACTGATGCAGAAGCACAGTATCAGAACGTGACTGCAACGCCTGCTAATGGCGCGGCGATCACATTCCTGAACATTGCTGACGCACCAGTGAACTGCTTCTGGCACCGTGACGCGATTGAACTGCTTCCTGCTTCGTTGGCTGTTCCAACAGACGCAGGTGCGGACATCATGCGCGCCACAACAGATCAGGGCGTTGAGCTTGTCATGCAGAAACAGTTCGACATCAACACACAGAAAACAAAGTATCGTTGGGATACACTGTTTGGTGTGGCGATGGTTCAGCCTGAAATGGCTGGCATCATGCTGTTCTCGCAGACTTAATGATCTTTGGGTGGGGCTTCGGTCCCACCCTATTCTCTAAAGGAGATACACATGAGCGTGATGCTTTATAAACACCCAGGTAAGCACAAGATGCACGGCGACATGTTTGATTACATCGTTGTTGATGAAGGTGACGTTGAAGCCAAAGTGAAAGAGGGCTGGGCTAAATCTACAGACGAAGCCAAGGAGCCTGCGAAAAAGCCTGCAAAGAAACGTGTGGCGAAAGCCAAAGAGGAGTAAGCGATGGCATATACGAAGCGTGATATTGTCGAACAAGCATTCGAAGAAATCGGTCTTGCTTCGTATGTCTTTGACTTGCAACCGCAGCAGCTTGATAGCGCATTGCGGCGCTTAGATAACATGATGGCGACATGGAACGCCAAAGGTATTCGCCTTGGGTATCCATTGCCTTCTTCGCCTGCTGATAGCGACTTGGATCAAGAGATTGGCGTGCCTGACAGTGCGATCGAAGCCATGTATCTCAACTTGGCTATTCGCATCTCTGCTGGCTTTGGCAAAACTGTCAGCCCTGATACGAGATCCTCTGCAAAGCGCGCATATAACGAGGTGGTTGCAAACTCTGCACTGCCTGTTGAGATGCAGCTTGGCAACGAGACAATCCCTGCTGGTGCTGGCAACAAAGGCTGGCGTTATTACAACAACCCGTTCCTGCGTGAACCGCAAGACCCTATTACCGTTGGTTCTGACGGTATCCTTGATCTGGAGTAAGACATGGCAAACATTAACCAACTTTCATCTGTGAGTTCAGTGCAGGGCGGCGATCAGCTTGCTGTCTGGGCCACAAACAACGGTGACAGCCGCAAGGCATCAATCACAACCCTGATGGACTATGTGAACGCAAACGTCACAACGGTCACTAAGAACACACAGTATGCTTCACCTGCTGCCACTGGTTTTAGTGTCACAGTAAACACTGGCGATGTATGGCTGATCCTTACACCTGTCAGCACATACGCCGCAGGAACCATTGTGCTGCCCACTGGTGCGTCTGACAAAGACACCGTGACCGTGAACTGCACACAGATCGTTACATCGCTCACAGTTTTTTCTGGCGCGACTGTAGTTGGCGCACCGACCACGCTGGCGGCAAATGATTTCTTCACCATGAAATATGATGGTGCAACATCGTCTTGGTATCGTGTAGGATAAATACATGCAGATCCCCATTCTCAGCGGCATATTCGCAGATGGATCACCGAATTTTCGGACATCCTACCCAAAGAACATGATCCCCGTTCCAAAAGGCACGGGGATTTCTGAGGGTTATTTGCGCCCTGGTGAGGGGATTGTTGAGACCGGCACTGGCCCAGGCGTCAATCGTGGGGGCATCAACTGGAACGGGTCAATCTATCGCGTGATGGGAACCAAGCTGGTTGAGATTGCGCAGGATAACACCGTCACAGAGATTGGCGATGTTGGTGGCACAACAAGAGTGACGTTTGACTATGGTTTTACTTATCTTGCGATTGCGTCAAACAACAATCTATTTCTATATGATGGCGCCACGCTGACGCAGGTCACAGACCCTGATCTTGGCACTGTCTTGGATGTTGTCTGGGTCGATGGGTATTACATGACCACAGATGGCGAGTTCTTGGTTGTCACCGATCTTGATGACCCGTTTGCTGTGAACCCGTTAAAGTATGGTTCATCTGAAGCTGACCCAGATCCAGTGAAGGCTTTGCTGAAGCTGCGAAACGAGGTCTATGCACTGAACCGCCACACGATAGAGGTCTTCGACAACGTAGGTTCTACAGGCTTTCCATTCCAGCGCATTACTGGAGCGCAGATCCAGAAGGGAACAGTTGGCACGCACGCAAACTGCGTCTTCATGGACAACATTGCGTTCTTGGGTGGTGGATTTAACGAGGCACCATCGATCTACATGGGTGCAAACGGTTCAGCGCAAAAGATTGCCACACGCGAGATCGAAGAGATCTTGCAGGAATACACGGAAGCAGAACTTGCAACCGCGTTCTTGGAAGAGCGGGTTGATAAGGCTCACACGTTCCTGATCGTTCACCTGCCACGCCACACGCTTGTCTTTGACGGTGCTGGGTCTCAGGCGACAAGTCAGGCTGTTTGGTTCACGCTATCTTCGACGCTTGTTGGTAATGGCATCTGGAACGCATGCACCTGCATCTGGGCTTACGACCGATGGAACGTATGCCACCCGACAACAAACCAGTTTGGCTATTTGGATGACACTGTTTCGACGCACTGGGGCGAGACGATCGGCTGGGAATTTGGCACGCTGATTGTCTACAACAATGGTCAGGGCGCTATCTTCCATGACATCGAACTGGTCAGCCTGACGGGATCGACAGCTTTTGGCGTAGATCCAACAATCTGGACGCAGTATTCCAACGATGGCGTCACTTGGAGCGCTGAGAAGCCAATTCGTGCAGGCAAGACAGGAGAGCGCAACAAGCGCCTGATGTGGTTGCAGCAGGGTCATATGCGGAACATGCGGATGCAGCGCTTCCGTGGCACCTCAGACGCTCATGTGGCTGTCGCAGCACTGGAGGCGCGGGTTGAGCCGCTGGCGTTCTAATGGCAGATCCCAATGTCCCAACACGAAATCAAATTGCGCGAATTGCTGGTAACGACCCTGAAATGGTCAAGGCGCTTGAACGCCTTTTCATCGTTGCGGGTGATCTTACGCCTGCTGACATCGCGGCGCTAACGATCCTGATTGAAGACGCGCAGTATAATGCTGGCGCTGCGCAGAACAAAGCAGAAAGCTATCAGCAGAACTTTCAGAAGCTGGATTACATCGACTTCAACCGTGTTGGGCCGCACGTTGCTGCGGCGCGACGTATGCAATGGAACGAAGACGATGGGACGATTGACATTGGCATGAACGCTGACGTTATGCTGCAAGTCGGTCAGGAAACTCAGTATTACGCTAAGAACACATCTGGCGGTCAGATCGACAACGGAACGCCAGTCATGTTCACAGGCACGCTTGGCGCTTCTGGTAAGCTGACGTTTGCAGAGGCTGTTGCTGATGGTTCCCAGCCTGCGATCTATATGATGGGCGTGGCAACCGAAGACATCCCGAACAACGGTTTTGGCTATATCACCAGCTTCGGCAAGGTGCGCGGGTTCAATACTAGCGGCACGCCATATGGCGAAACGTGGAACGATGGAGACATCATCTATTTCAGCCCTGCTGCGGCTGGTTCATGGACAAATGTTCGACCTACTGCGCCGAGCCTTGATCTTCCTGTTGCTGTTGTGCTGAACGCTGCGACTGGTGGTTCTGGCGAAATCTTTGTGCGGATGAAGACAGGTGAAACTGTTGATGAATTGCATGACGTTCAAGCACCTTCGCCTTCGGACGGAGATATTTTGGAATATGACAGCGGAAACGCTCGGTGGGAAAATGTGGCAAACCCAGGTCGCACATCTAACACTCTGATTTGGCTGGAGGCTTACTAAATGGCATATAACGACATCACGCCAGTCAAACTTGGGCAAGCGGCTATCACTGCAAGCGTCACCACGCTTTACACGGTGCCAGCTTCAACGCGTGCCTTTGTGAAGAACTTGGACATTGTGAACACCTCTGCGGGTGCTTTGACGTATCGCATTTACTTGGTGCCTTCTGCGGGAACTGCTGGCACAGCCAATGCGATCTTCTATGACTTCCCGATTGACAGCAAAGAAAACATCCAGTGGACAGGCACGCAGATTTTGAACGCTGGTGACACGATCCAGATCGAAGCGTCTGGCACTGGCATCACAATCACAGCAAGCGGGGCAGAAGCAGTATGACCATCACACCCACAGTTCTGATTGAACCCAAGCTGGCTGAAGCCACAAACACCGTGCAATACACTGCGGATGGTGTGAACGCTATCGTGGACAAGTTCACAGTGACCAACAACGGGGCTGCGCCTGCGACCATCACGATCAACGTGGTGACGAACCTTGGCGCGGCTGACGCATCAAACCGCATTGTGAACGCGCGCAACATCGAAGTGGGGGAGTGTTATACCTGCCCAGAACTGGTGGGGCAGGTGCTTGTCGATGCGGATTACATTTCAACGACTGCCAGCGCAGCAACAACACTGACCATTCGTGCTTCAGGGCGCGAGATTACGCTTTAAGGAGATCGACATGGATGAAATGATGATTGAGTTCGGACTTCCAAAGATGAAGATTGTTTCGACATCTGAGAACAAGAAGAACCGCAAGATGGTCATTGAAGAGTGGCGTCTTGGACCAGAGAACCCGTCGATTGATCCAAAGGCGAACAAAGAATACTGGAAAGATCTAGGCAAGGCGCTGGGCTGCGATGAAAAAGAAGCGCGCCGCCGCCTTTGCGCAAACTGCGAGTATTTCTGCAATGGCCCAATGAAACAGGCTATGATGGAAGCCATTCCTCTGGACGATTACGACACAGATGCTGGTGGCCGTGGCTACTGCAAGAAGTTCGATTTCGTCTGCCACAACCTGCGTTCATGTCAGGCTTGGGAAGAAGACGACTGAGGGGTTGGCAAAATGACAATTTTCTGTGATAATATAGGTGCTGAGACGATGGCCCACCAGCAGGCGGTTCCCCAAGAGGATAACATCGTGCAGTTATCAACGGACATTCAGGAGGCTTCATCGGTTAGCTTAGACGCTATCGAAGAACTTATGCTTTCTGAAGAGCAAGTTGATTGTCCTGTTCAGCATCACTTTGGCCCAGGGATTTACCTTCGTGAAGTGTTCTTCCCTGCTGGCATTTATGTGATGGGACATGCTCACAAAAAACCGACCATGAACATTCTGCTGAAGGGCAAGATGGCTGTCATGGTAAATGGTGAGGCGCGTGTTATTGAAGGCCCATATATTTTCAATAGTGAGCCTGGTCGTAAATTTGCTTACGTCATAGAAGATTGCGTTTTCCAAAATCTTCACGCCACAGAAGAGACGGATTTGGAAAAGATTGAAGAAATCTTTATTGATAAAAGTGACGCTTGGAAAAGCAAGCAAGTCGAAATGAAGAACTTGCAGGCTATTGACCAAGCTGTCAGCCAGCACTTTGAAGGGAAAAGATCATGAGTTGGATGGCCGCAGCAATAGTTGGTTCCGCCGTTGTCGGTGGTGTGGCTCAAAGTAAGTCAGCATCAAAAGCAGCAGATGCACAAACGAAGGCTGCTGATCAGGGCATTAAAGAACAGCGCCGTCAGTTTGATGCAATTCGTGAACTTCTTTCGCCTTATGTGGAAGCTGGTGATGTTGCTTTGGAACAACAGATGGCTTTGGGCGGCATGTCGGGCCGTGAAGCGCAACGCAAAGCAATTTCAGCTATTGAGAGCGGTCAAGAGTTCCAAGCCTTAACCCAGCAGGGTGAAGAGGCGATCTTGCAAAGTGCAGCGGCAACGGGCGGTCTGCGCGGTGGTAACACGCAAGCAGCTTTGGCTCAGTTCCGTCCACAGGTTTTGTCCAGCCTTATTAATCAGCAGTATTCACGGCTTGGGGGCGTGACTGCTTTGGGTCAGCAATCTGCTGCTGGTGTTGGGACCGCTGGAATGCAAACAGGTCAAAACATTGCAAACCTTTATGGGCAACAAGGTGCTGCTGCTGCTGGATCCGCACTGGCTACAGGTCAGGCGTTTGGAAATGTCATGGGCAGCATTGGTCAATACGCTGGTGGCGTTGCTTCTGGCGTTTTCCCTAATCCGTTTGGTTCTCAGCTTAATAATCAAGCTGTAACGTCATCCCTTAGACCGCAAGCGAGGCCGTTCTGATGGTTAGTCCTATTGATTATACAATGAACGTCCTGAACCCTCTTGAGGGTTATATGCAGGGCTTGAAGTTTGGCGAAGGCATTCTGACTGCGCGTCAGGGACGTGAACTTGCTCAAAGCCAAGAGAGCCGCGCCCAAGAAAAATTTGCGCTGGCCAAGGAAGATCGTGCCAGAGCAATTCAGCAACAGCAAGCCGCAGCAGCACAGGCTCAAGCACAGCGTGAGCAAGCTGAACGCGGCCAACAAGCGTTGCTTGAATACTTAGACAATCTTGAGGCTGGCACAGCAACAGCTTCGGACTTACGCCGTGCAATGGTTCAGTTTCCTCAAGTGTCTGAGCGCTTCCAAGCTGTTGCGAGTAGTTTTAGCCAAGAGAAACTTGCGAACGAAACACAATTTGGTCAGCAACTTGCTTTTGCTCTTGGTCGCGGCAACACTGATGCAGCGCAGAGCCTTATTCAAGAGCGCCTAGATGCTGCTACAGCTTCAGGTGATGAGCGTGGTGCTGCGGCATATCAGTCTCAGCTTAAAATGCTTGAGACAAGCCCAGAGGCTTTGTTGACAGAAACGCTTATGCCTTTGATCTCAACAATGCCGGTTGATGACTTTGACAAGTTCTATGACTTAGCTGTTGGTGGCAAAGCGCCAGATCAACCCGCTGAAGTTCGTGAATTGCAATTCCGCGCAGAGCAAGGCGGTCTTGTTCCTGGGACGCCAGAATACCAAGAGTTCATGCGCACTGGCGGTGCATCTCTTGGGGGAAACTTCCGAGTGGCATCTCCTGAAGAGGCTGCGCAGTATGGAGCAACGGCAGGTCAGATTGACACAAGTTCTGGGCGCTTTTATCCAATCCAGCCTCCAAGCGGTATGTCGATTGAAACTGGACCAGACGGAACAACTAGAATTGTTCAAGGTCCAGGTGTTACATCAAAGCCGTTTACAGAGGGTCAAAGTAAAGACGTTGTTTATGCTACAAGAGCGCGGGGTGCTTTGGACGAATTTGAGCCCGTTGCAAATAAGCTAACAAGCAGAGGTGAGCGCCTTTTGGAAATTGTTCCTCTTGGTTTTGGGCGTGATTATCAAGATCCTGATTACCAAGTTGCACAGCGCGCTGGGACAGAGTTCTTGCAGGCGATCCTGCGTAAAGATACAGGCGCAACTATCACTGAGGCTGAACAGATGGAATACGGCAGAGTTTACCTTCCGCAGCCTGGCGACAGCCAAGAAGTTCTGAAATCACGCGCAGCAGCCCGTAAGCGCGCAGTAGCAGCTTTGCAGGTTGGCATGTCACCTGAGCAAATGCTGGCAGTGGAACGCGCCTTTGGTCTTGCTCCTGAAACAACAGCCACAAGTTCGGCACCACGGTTGCAATTTGATGCAGACGGGAACCTTATTCCATGATTGAGATTGAACTTTTCGACGGAACAATTCTTGAGTTTCCAGAGGGAACCAGCCAAGACGTTATTGAGCGCGTTGCCAAGCAAGAAACTATGGCGCGCCGCGAACAAGCGCCTGAGGGCAGGCCCAGCGCTATGGAGCAACTTCGGAGTTCTGGCTTCACTGATTTCGTCGCGGATTACAATGATGGTCAAATCATACAGAACCCACAGACAGGTGAGAGCGCCTTCGTTTCACCTGGCTATGTAACGCAAGATCAAGAAATTGTTTCTGGCATGATGGAAGGCATTACACCTGCTGAAACGCGGCGTGGCCGTATGCAGGAACAGATTATTGAGCAACGTCCTGTTGCTTCACGCGCAGCTACGGCGCTTCAGGGCGTTCCGTTTGTTGGATCTTATACCGATGAAGCTGTTGGTATGTTTGATCCACGGGCGGCTGAAGCTATGCGCCAATCTGTTGAGGCGGTTCGAGAGCGCCGCCCAGGTCAGGCTGCGGCTCTTGAGGTTGCTGGTGCATTGGCTGCAACGCCTGCGCTTGTCGCTGCAGCCCCTGCGGCTGTAGGCGGTTTCGTTGGTGGTGCAACATCACTTGGCGGTCAGATGCTTCGTGGTGGCGCTGTTGGCGTTGGCGCTGGTGCTATTGAGGGCGCTGTGTCTGGCTTTGGTCGTGGCGAAGAAGGAACGCGAGGAACTGAGGCTGCTCGTGGCGCTGCACTTGGGGCGGCATTAGGTGGTGGTGCTGGTGTTGCTATTCCTGCGGTATCTGCTGGCATTCGATCAGCGTTTGAGAACATCAAGGGCCGATCAGTTGGCCAAATTGCAAAGACACTGGGCATTTCTACGGACGCCGCAAAGGTCGTTCGCACAGCGCTTGAGAATGATGACTTGGCTGCTGCTTCAGTCGCATTGGAGCGTGCAGGTTCATCTTCAATGCTGGCGGACGCGGGGCCAGCCACAGGGCAACTTTTAGATGCTTCCGTAGCATTTGGAGGATCAGCACCTAGAATTGCTAGGCAGGCCGTTGAGGGGCGCACAGAAGAAGCTGCTGAGAAAATGACATTTGTTCTTGATGATGTTCTTGGCGCGCCAGAAGGTGTTGGCGCGGCCCAGCGTGGCATTCGTCAGGGAACACAAGAGGCTCGCAACCGCGCGTATCGTGTGGCCTATGCCCAGCCGATCAACTACGCGTCTGGCCGTGGCCGTTTCTTGGAAAACATCCTTGGCCGCGTTCCTCAGTCAGCGGTCAACCGTGCAAACGAACTGATGCGCCTTGAGGGTGTTAAAAGCGCACAGGTTATGGCGCGCGTTGGTGAAGACGGAAACGTGGTCTTTCAAACCATGCCTGATGTTCGACAGCTTGATTACATCACTCGCGCATTGGGTGACGTTGCAGAACAGCAAAACGCTGCTGGCAAACTTGGCGGAACAACTCAGCTTGGTCGTGCTACGCAAAACTTGCAGCGCCAAATTCGTGATGTGTTGAAGCGTGAGGTGCCAGAATACGGCGAAGCGCTTGATGTGGCGTCAGATGCAATCAGCAGATCTAACGCTGTTGAGGCTGGCGCGGATATAGTCAACAAGCCCAGCAAAACGATGGAAGAAGTTAATGACTTCTTTAAAAATGCAAGCAAAGCCGAAATTAGTGCCGCAAAGTCTGGTTTTAGAAGCTCTCTTGATGAGAGGTTGGCCAGAGTTAAAGCGGTCGCTTCTGATCCAAACACAGATATTAGGGAATTTAGAGTTTTAGCTCAAGATCTCAGCAGTAGGGCCATGAAGTCTAAGCTAACTGCAATGTTAGGTGAAGATGGGGCCAACAGACTTATTAAAGAGCTTGATGAAAATTTAACGTCTCTTGAGCTTCGAGCGGTAATAGCTCGAAACTCCGCCACAGCCCAGCGTTTAGCAACCAAATCTGCTGTTGAGGATGTAACTTCGCCTGGAGCTTTGGAAATGCTGGTAAGTGAAGGCCCAGAGGCTGGCCCTATCAATGCCACAAAGCGTGTTGTGTCAGTAATCACCGGAACGACTAAAGAAGCACGCACGCTGCGCCAGATGGGTATCTATGATGAAATTGCAGAAGCGCTTGTTGGGCTTCGTGGGCAGCAGGCAAAAGACGCGTTAAAGCTGGTCGAGCGCGCTATGGCGGGTGACGCACTGAACCAAACACAGGCGCGGATCATTGCAAAGGCTCTTACATCTCCAGCGGCTGCGGCTGCATACGGATGGGGAACTGCGGAGGCGCAACAATGAACCTATCCAAAGCACCCGTTTTTATGATAAAAGACTTGCATAGCAAGGGGAAACAATAATGGCACTTACGCAACTTGCACCACCGTATCCTATCTTCACCGACAAAAGCGGTGATCCCCTTGATAATGGGTATCTGTATTTCGGCGAGGTGAACAAAAACCCAGAAACGAACCCGATCCAGGTTTATTACGACAGCGCGTTTACGCAGCCTGCGGCCCAGCCTCTGCGCACGTCGAACGGCTATGTTATGCGGAACGGTTCCCCTGCTGCGGTTTACGCTGGAAGCCAGTTCTCTGTGACTGTGCGCGACAAGAACAGCGCTCTGGTGATTTACAGCCCTGTTGGATATGGTGTTGACCCTGATTCAATTAGCGGTTCCGTGACTGTGCAAGATTACACTGGTGATGGCTCGACGACGACATACGGCATGGGCGCATCGCCCAGCACAATCAACGCAACGAATGTTTACGTCGATGGCGTTTATCAAGAAAAAGACACCTACACGATCAGTGGATCAAGCCTGACGTTTTTAGAAGCACCATCTTTGAACGCTAGCATTGAGATCGTTGTCCAAGAAAGTTCTATTCTTGGTGGCGCATCGGCGCAGCAAATTTCATACAACGAAGGTTCTGTTGGCGCGGTAACCCGAACTGTCAAAGCCAAGCTGCAAGAGACTGTATCTGTCAAAGACTTCGGTGCTGTCGGTGATGGCTCTACAGACGATACAGCAGCTATTCAAGCAGCTATGGATGCTATGTCAGATGGCAGTGCTTTGTATTTTCCAAGGGGTCGTTATGTAGTCTCATCTACACTTGATTGCACTCGTGAACACTTCCGTATGTTTGGTGAAAGTTCTCCGTCTCAAACTGGAGAGAACCAACAAGAAGGTTCAGTGCTTGAGTTTTCTCAGACTGCTACGCAAGGCATTATCTTTGATGACGATCAGGCTGCATCAACAAACTCAACTCGCCGCATTGGTATTGAGAACATGGGCTTTGTTGGTAGCACTACTTCTTCAATCTTGCAGTTTAACGATGCGCCTCAAATCAACATTGAAAATGTATTTGTAGACAACCAGACAACAGGGTCAGGCCGTGGCATTAACTTTATTCGTTGCTTTCTAATTAGCACAAAGAACTTGTTTGTCTTTAAGAGTGCAAACGAACGAGCAACAGACAGCATTGGTATTCGCCTTACACTGGACAACCCCCAGCTTGCTGGCATCTATAACTTCCAGAGCACTACCGTCCGTGGCTGGGGAACTGGCTTGAAGGTTGAAGGTTCTTACACATCTGGCGGGGATCAACGGTGGCAAGCATTTAACTGGCACGGGTCGCAAACCAAATCCAACTCGATTGGTATGGACTTGGTCGGCAACATCCAGTCAGGCACAATCACAGGCAATTACTTTGAGGGTGATGTTACTTCGTCACTTCGTATGTCTCAGGGTGTTGAGAACTTCCTTGTTGCTGGCAACTTCTTTAACTCAGAAACAACCTCTGGTCAGATTAATGTTGGACTAAGCACTTCAACAAATGAGGGCTATGTTCGCAACATTACAATGTTGAGTAACAATCATACAAACATTGATGATCGTGGCGTTTACATCCGTGCTGATGATACGTTTGCATCTGGTATTAAAGTTGAGAACTGCTACTTCGAGGAGAAATCAGGTGCTACTTCGACGATTGGTATTTCTGTAGGCGGAAACCCAACTACGACACGCATCCAAAGCTGTTCGTTTGGCACGATTGATACCAAGATCAGCAACGATGAAAATGCTCTTTATATTGATGATGTAGACGGACACTTTATTCGTTCTGTTAATGTTGAGACCATTACTGGCCCATTAACATTAACTGCTGACAGCCCTCGCATCCAAAGCATTGACTGTGATCCAACAAACAGAACGGTTGTGTTGCCAGCTAAGTCTGTATCTCAGGGCAAAGAGTTTCTGATTACAAACACTGGCTCTTCTAATGATCTAATCGTTAAGGACAGCACAGAAACAACAACCGTTGTAACAATTACTGGTGGCAACTCAGCCCTAGTTTGGAACGATGGCACGGATGACTACGGAAAGGTTCTATAATGACCATTAAGCAGCAAGGCGGTATCTTTGGCCGCAACCCAACATTCAAAACGGTTTCGGCAGATCGCATTGAAATGTCAAATGCAACTACTGTTACAATAGCTTCTGGGGCTGTTGAAATTACTCAAGCATATCACAAAGTCGATACTGAGGCTGGTGCATCTACTGACGATTTAGATACAATTAATGGCGGCTTAATTGGTCAGCTACTTATTTTGAGATCGGACAACACGGCGCGAGACGTTACAGTTAAAGATGGCACAGGAAATCTAAACATTGCTGGTGATTTCACTCTTACAAATAACAGAGATGCAATCGTTTTACTTTGCATCAATACGGGAACATCAAACGACTGGATTGAGATTTCTCGTTCCGACAACAACTAAACTTAATGTTTAGTATATTGCAGCATAAGGATTAACCAATGGCACTTACCAAAGCAACAAACCGAATGATTAACGGTGCTGTTATCAACGTGCTTGATTATGGTGCTGCACAGGTAGAAGAATAATGGAACGCGAGCCGATCCAGCCATTTAGCACCGTATTCGGCACCGTGTTTGGATCGGTGTTCCGTCCAGTAACCTTGAAATAAGGAGGCAATCATGCCCAAAACTTCAGTTTCAGCAGGCGCAGCAGATACTTGGTCAGACGCGATCCAAGTTGTTGGCAGCTTCAACCTTTCCATCAGCGGCACATTCTCAGCCACTGTGACCGTCCAGCGTTCCGAAGATGGCACAACCTGGCACGATGTGGACACGTTCACAGCACCGTCCGAAGATGTGGGCTATGACCCGATCCTGAACTATTACCGCGTTGGCATTGATACAGGCAACTACACGTCAGGCACCGCTGTCGCATACATCAATGGCTACAACGTCTGGCCACCACGCGTTTAATTTTATAGGGATTGCAATGGAAATGACAATCCTCTGGAATGTCGGATTGACAGCCGCGCTGGGCCTTATTGGTTGGCTTGCGCGGCTTGTCTGGTCTGAGCAGCAACGCTTGCAAATCCTGCTCAACAGAACCCGCGAAGAGATAGCTAAAGAATACGTCACTAAGTCTGACAGTTCTGAAGTTCTCTCGCAAATTATAAATAAGTTTGACCGCCTAGAGGAAAAGATAGATCGCTTAATGGAGAGGTAAATGATAGACCCCATTACCGCGGTCGGTCTCGCCACCTCTGCTTTTAATATTTTAAAGCAGGGCCTTAGCGCGGGAAAGGACATCCAAGAAATGTCTGGCACTCTAGCAAAGTGGGGTGCCGCGTTTTCTGATTTCCAGTACGCCGAACATCAAGCCAAAAACCCTCCTTGGTATAATTTTAAAGGCTCTGATGCTGAAAGCGCGATTGAAATATTTGCGCAGCGCAAGAAGATGGAGGCCATGCGCAAGGAGATCAAGGAATATATTTCGTGGAATTACGGTCCTTCTGCTTGGGATGAGGTTCTTCAGATCGAGGGAGAAATGCGCAAACAGCGCAAGCAAGACCTTTACCGTAAAGAGGAGTTCAAACGTGCGGTTATTGAGTGGACTCTAGGCATACTTATTGCCACTTCTGCTGCCGCTGCTGTAACTTTCATACTTTATCATTGGGGTAGATATCAGGGGCGTTGGTAATGTGGTTCTTAGTCTGGTTCATGTTTACAAATAACAAGCTAGAGCACTATCAGCTTGCTCAGTTGCCGACAGAGATGGAGTGCAACGAGGCGCTTGAAGACGCCAAGGTTCTAATAACTAACAGCACAACGGTAGTATATTGTTTTGAGGTTATACCAGAATAAGAAGGGTGATTACGTTGTGTATGACAAAAACGGAAAAGTTGTTATAATAACCCACCACAAAAGCCATGCACTTGAGTATGCAAGGAGTATAGAAGATGCCGAATGAGTATGATCTGAACGGGAACGGAAAGATTGATCCAGTTGAGCATGAAATCATGCTAGAAGATCGTCGTCGCCGAATGGAAGACGCAGACGCCAAGAGAGACGCACAGAGGCGCATGACGTGGTTTGCGTTGTCTGGTATGATCCTTTACCCTTTGGTCATCCTAGTGGCTTCTGTGGTGGGTTTAGACACCGCTGCAAAACTGATGGCTGAAATCGCAGCTGTGTATGTAATTGGCGCTTCAGGCATTGCTGCAGCGTATTTTGGTTTTAACGCAATGGAGAGTAAAAATGCTTCAAGCTCTGATCGGTCCAGTAGCTAACCTTGCGGGGTCTTGGCTTCAAGGCAAAGCTGACAAGAACGCTGCCGCTGCCGAGTTAAAGTTAACCGAGGCTAAAGCCAAGGCACAGATACTTCTTTCTGAAAAGACTAGCGTTGCTGATTGGGAGCGCATTATGGCCGAGGGCGCCAAGTCCTCATGGAAAGACGAGTGGTTCGTAATTGTGCTGTCAATCCCGTTGATTTTAGCTTTCATCCCCGGTGCAGAAGGCTGGGTAGATCGTGGGTTTGAACAGCTTTCCAAAGCGCCGGACTGGTATTTTTATTCGTTAGGTATCGCGATAAGCGCCAGCTTCGGTGTGCGGGGTGCGCAGGCTTTGTTTAAGAGGAAGTGATGGAAAACCTCAAGTTACCTGTGGCCCTTGTGGCAGCTATGGCCGTGCAGCTAGCGGCGGGTGTTTGGTGGGTCAGCCAGCAGGCGGCTACCATTGCCAGTCTTGAGGAGACTGTAGGTCAGATCGGTTCCAAGATGGCGATTGAAGACAACGTGAACCTGAAGCGGGACGTTCAGGACAACGCCATGGAATTGAAATATGCTTTCGATGAGATTGAAGAAATTTGGGATGAGTTGGCTAACTTAGCTAATTCGATTGGTCAGGTGACGCAGTTGCAGAAACGAGTGGCTCTGATCGAAAACGATTTGAAATACATTAACCGTGACCACAATGGGATCATGGACATGAAAGGCGGAATGGAATGACTTTTAAACTATCACAACGCAGCCTTGACCGGATGGAAGGCGTAGACGAGCGGTTAGTAGCCGTCGCAAAAGCAGCTATCGGGCACACAAAAACCGACTTTGGTGTAATTTGTGGACTAAGAACCATCGGAGAGCAGCGTGAACTTGTCAAAAAGGGCGCATCGAAAACGATGAAGTCCAAACACATTGAGGGCCGCGCTCTTGACCTTTTAGCCTATGTTGGCTCGCGTGGATCGTGGGAATTGAATTTGTACGATGACCTTGCG